CCCTTCTCGGGACGGTATAAACTCAGTCTTGGCATAGTATATGTATTTACCTATTCCGTCACAAGGCATAAATACTTATATGAGCCAAATAGACAACGCAAAACAAGAAGTATTTGATTACGTAAAAGCAATGCTCGGCGATGGTATGATCGACGTCGAACTAGATCCTGTACACTATGAAACAGGACTTAAACGTGCATTAGGTGTTTTTAAACAAAGATCTGATAATGCTGTTGAAGAAAGTTACATCACTCTAACACTTGAAAAAGAAAAGAATGATTATATTTTGCCTGATGAAATACAGCAAGTAAGACAAATTTTTAGACGTTCAGTTGGTTCACGTACAGGTAATGGAACTGGTGGTACAGTTTTTGAACCCTTCAACTTAGCATACACAAACACATATTTGTTAAGTTCAACAAATATGGGTGGACTTGCTACATACGAATTATTTGCAGGATACCAAGAACTAGTAGGTAAAATGTTTGGTTCATTTATCAACTTTACTTGGAACCCACAAAGCAAGAAACTAATTATTATGCAACGCCCAAGAGGAGAAGAACAAGTGCTTCTATGGTGTTACAATAATAAGCCTGATTACACTATCATAAATGATCAGTATGCAGGACAGTGGATAAGAGATTACACACTTGCAAACTGTAAAGTTATGTTAGGTCAAGCAAGAGAAAAATTTGCTAGTATTGCTGGTCCACAAGGCGGTACCGCACTTAATGGTGCTAGTATTAAGCAAGAAGGGTTTTCAGATATTGAAAGACTTACAGCAGAACTAGTAACACTTGTACCAGGCGGCCAAGGATACTATTGGATCAACGGATAATGAAAGCATCAGAATTTATCACAGAAGAACACGAAGAAATCTACAATGAAACTGCAAAGATGGTTTGGGGTAGAACAAGTGGTACTGCTAAAGGCGGAAAAACCAAATTAAGATTTCGTTGTTCAACAGGTCCAAGAGCTGGTAGACAAGTTAGTCATCCATCTAAATGTCACCAACAGTATAATGTTGCCAAAGCCCAAAAAATGAAGACAACCAGAGCAAGAACTGGACCTACTCAAGCACGTAGACAACAAAGAACAAAGTCAATTAACACAGCAAGTGTGTTAGCACGTAAACTTAATACGGGCAAAGCCGGACAACCAAGACCGTATATTTAGACTTGACAATCCTACAAGTGATGCTATAATGTTAGTATTACTTAGGAGATATTTTATATGATAATAGGCATTTGCGGATTCATCGGCTGTGGTAAAGATACAGTAGCCGACCATCTAACTAATGAACACGGATTTCGCAGAGAAAGTTTTGCGGGAACACTCAAAGACGCAGTATCAGTAGTTTTTGGATGGGATAGAGAAATGCTAGAAGGTCGATCTAAAGAAGCTCGTGAATGGAGAGAGCAAATAGATCATTGGTGGGCTGAAAGATTAGATATGCCTACTTTAACACCAAGATGGGTTTTACAGTATTGGGGCACTGAAGTGTGTCGTAGAGCGTTTCACGATGATATTTGGGTAGCAAGTTTAGAGAATAAACTACGTAACAGCACAGACGATATTGTTATTAGTGATTGCAGATTTCCAAATGAAGTTGATATAATTAAGAAAGCAGGCGGCAAAGTAATTTGGGTAAAACGTGGCGAATTACCACAATGGTACGATAATGCTGTTCAAGCAAATCAAGGGTCAAATTTTCATATTAATGAGATGAAATTATCAAAAGTACATCCTAGTGAATGGGCTTGGGTAAACACTGAATTTGATTCAATAGTTGAAAATAACAGTTCTATAGATGAGTTGTATGCACAAATTGAAAACTTATTAGTAGTCAGCCACTAAATCTCCTTGTTTCCAACGTATATTTTCTTTAGATAACACACTTCTACAATTTGCACAAACTGTCTTTAAGTTTTGAGGTCTACAGTTATCTAGATTTTCATCGACGTGAAATACCCTAAATATTTCTTTATGTGGCGATTTAAATCCACACTTATCACACTGCTTTTTAATTCTATATCCTGCTCGATGCCACCTTGGTATTCCGTGATATAGACCGTGCGTTGAACAGGCTTCACACAGACTTCTATAATAAGTCTTGCCGTTCTTTTTGTAATTAACTGCACGTGGTCTTAAACCGCATTTACAAAGGGGTCTCATATCTATATTTACACCTTTTAGACCCCTTTTTATATAGGTATAAACAGCACTTTTTGTTATTATCTACTAAATACATTAGTAATACAGATTAGGTATAACAATATACTTTTACATTACCAGGAGATAACGGAATGGCACTACAATCACCAGGCGTTGAAGTAACTGTAATAGATGAGAGTTTTTACACCCCCGCTGAACCGGGTACAACACCTCTTATCGTAGTTGCAACAGCCCAAGATAAAATTAATGCTGCAGGCACAGGAACTGCTTCAGCAACAACGGCCGCAAATGCTGGCAAAGCATTTAAGGTAACGTCACAGAAAGAATTAGTAGATCTTTTTGGAGTACCAAACTTTGAAAAGACAGCAAGTAACACACCAATTCACGGAAGCGAATTAAATGAATACGGCTTGTTAGCAGCATATTCATTATTAGGCGTATCAAATGCCGCGTTTGTTACTAGAGCTAACGTAGATTTAGGACAATTAGCAGGTACAGCAGATGCTCCGGGAGCGAATCCGGACAATGGTACTTGGTGGGTTGATACAAGAGGAACAACTTGGGGTATCCAAGAATGGAACGGTGCAGCAATTACTGTAACCGGAGGACAAAAGTTCACTAACAAGACACCAATTGTATTAACAGATGATGACTCAACAAAAATTGATTCCGGTACAGGAAAACCTAAAGGTTCAGTAGGTGCTATCGGAGATTATGCAATTGTTTTTGAAACAGTAGATGGTTCAGGATCATTCGTAGCAACAAAAGAAACAGCAAAAGTGTATTACAAATCCGCTGGTAATGGTGTTTCTCCAACTGCAGGCGAATGGGTACTAGTTGGATCAAACGACTGGACAGCAAGTCACCCAACAGTTACAGGCGGCACATTTACTGCATCAAGTGGTAAGTTTAGTATCAACAGCACAGACTTTGAAGTAACTGGTACACTTGACGATTTAGTAACAAATATTAACGGTCAGATTAGCAGAACACAAGGCATCTATGCTAGAAACGTAAGCGGTAAACTTTATCTTTACGCACAAGGCAAAGAAGCAGATGCAAATAATCCAGACTCAACTCTTACACAAGCGATTATTATTGACGACGCGAGCACAACACCAGCAGTAGACTTTGCTGCATTAGGTATTAGTAAAGGAACATATTATGCTCCTACATTACAGCAGTCAGCACATACAAGTGTTCCACAATGGAAAACTAATGATACTGCTCCTCGCCCAACAGGAAGTGTTTGGTTAAAAACAACTGAGCCTAACAACGGTGCAAGATGGAGAGTTTACAATTGGTCATCTGCAACTACTACTTGGAATGCAGTAAATGCTCCAATTTATAGTTCAGGACACTCTGCTTTATATTGGTTAGATAGAAGTGGTGGCGGTAACAACATTGCAACAGATGCATTGTTTGTTCAATCAAATGCAAACGAACACGGTGGTTTTGATGCAACTCCGTCAACTGCAACATTTAGAGTATGGCGCAGAGCTGGAACTGGAAATACCACTATTAAATCAGCAGAAGTAACTGCTTCAACATTTACAGCAGGTGCAAATACATTTGAGTTATCAGAAAGTGTTAAAAATTCTGAAAGCCTTGCAACAGCAGTATCAGTAACATTTACTGCAACAGGCGCAACAACAGATGCAGATTTACTTGCAGAAGCAATTAATAGTGCAAACTTTACTAACGTAGAAGCAGCAGTAACAACTGACAATGAAGTAGAAATTTTCCATAAATTAGGTGGAGATTTTAGAATTACAGATGGTGCTAACGCTCCTATTGCTAGTGCATACTCTGCTTATAACATTGACTCACTTGCAGGAACAGTAAATTTATATACTGCACCAGCAGGAAGTGATGATGATTTTGTTGCAAGTTTATGGCAACCATTAGCAGCAAGTAACTTTAAAGCAAGTTCAAATGATCCAGAAAATGAACCAGCAGATGGACAACTTTGGTATAATCCAGAGTTTTCAGAAGTAGACATTATGATTCATAATGGTACTACTTGGGTTGGTTATCAAAACTATGGTGCATACACTAACTGTTCACCAGCAGGTCCAATTGTTTCGGCAACTGAGCCAAATAAAGACACAGGTCAGTCAGATGGAACTGCTCTAGTTGATGGTGATCTTTGGATTAGCACAGCAGATTTAGAAAACTTTCCAACAATTTACAGATGGAACGGAACTACACTTGCTTGGGTACAGATTGATAAAACTGATCAAACAACTGAAGAAGGTGTATTATTTGCTGATGCACGTTATGGCTTATCAGGCGCAACTGGTAATACAGCAGCAGATATTACAGACTTACTAACAAGCAACTACTTAGATCCAGATGCTCCAGATCCTGCATTATATCCGCAGGGAATGTTGTTATGGAATTTACGTAGAAGTGGTGGAAATGTTAAGAAGTACAATAACAACTATATTGACACAACTGCTGATAACGAAAGATTTAACAACGGTGAGTCAATGACAAACTATGCAACTGATAGATGGACTACTGAGTCAGGCAACCAAGAAGACGGTAGCGGTTCATTTGGTAGAAAAGCACAGCGTATGGTAGTTGTACAAGCATTGAAATCTGCAATTGACACAAGTGATGAGATTAGAGACGAAGAAAGACGTAACTTTAACTTAATTGCTTGTCCAGGTTATACAGAAACAATGAGTAACCTTGTTAACTTAAACATTGACAGAGGATTAACAGCATTTGTTGTTGGTGACACACCATTTAGATTACCAGCAGATGCTACATCACTAACAAATTATGGTTCAAATGCGAACCTAGTTGTAGATAATAACGATGACGGTATTGTTACATACGATGAGTATATGGCAGTATTTTATCCAAATGGATTTACAACAGACTTAGGTGGCGCAAACGCAGTTGTACCTAGCTCACATATGATGCTACGTACTATTGCACTAAGCGATCAAGTATCGTTTCCGTGGTTTGCACCAGCAGGTACAAGACGTGGTGGAATTAGCAATGCTACAGCAGTAGGATATATTGATGCAGCAACAGGTGAATTCCAAACAGTTGCACTTAACGAAGGACAGCGTGATACGTTATATGATCAAAAGATTAACCCAATTACATTCTTTAATGGTGTTGGATTAGTTAACTATGGTCAGAAGACAAGAGGCAGAAATGCTTCTGCGCTAGACAGAATTAACGTTGCAAGGTTAGTAGTATACTTACGTAGTCAACTTAATAAATTGGCTCGTCCGTATATCTTTGAACCAAACGATAAAATCACTAGAGACGAAGTCAAACAAGCAGTAGAAAGTTTACTACTTGAGTTAGTTGGCTTAAGAGCTCTTTATGATTTCGCTGTTGTTTGTGATGAAACAAACAATACACCGGCAAGGATTGATAGAAATGAACTTTATGTTGATATTGCTATTGAACCTGTTAAGGCTATTGAGTTCATTTACATTCCATTGCGTGTCAAGAACACAGGAGAAATATAATGCCTATTACATCACTTAATAACTTTGGGGTACCAACAGAC